GTGGATGTCTCAGGGCTGGCCTGCATATAGTTCAGGATTTGCCGCGCTAGTGCGGGTGTCATTGGCGTTGATGTGCGTTCTGACTTCACGCGCTTGATGCTCTTGCGATACATCATGCCAATGATCTGATCGACTTCCGCCGCCCATGCGTCTTTGCCATTCGCCGCCAAGTCTTGTGATAACGCCATCAGCCTCTCGCGCGCTTCAATAATCTGGCTCATTTGCCATAATCTCCCTCGCTATCCAGCAGAGCGTCTCAAGTGACACCTCTGCCTGATGGTCACTTTTGCACTCCGACCCGAAGGCCGCATAGAGTGCGGTGAATGACACCACGCAACGAATGTCACGCCTGTCGTATTTGTAGACCACGCATGGCAGCTTCCCGACCGCATTGGCCGCTGCATTGGCCTGAGCCCACCATGAAGCACGACAACCTGTGCCTTGGGCATATCGTTTGCACTCGATAACAAACGGGAAGTCTGGATCATCGGCAATGAGATCGCCATGATCGCCTGCGCGGTATTGCTCAAGGTCACGCTTGAATGCGATGCCTAGTTCTGCCTCAAGTAATTTTGCGCACTGCCTTTCGAAGGCGCTGCCTTTTGAACGGCTGTTTACCATCACTCTGCCTTTGGCTGTTCTGCATGAACGCCATTTCGTGACGCTTCATCTAAAGCTGCCATACGCACAAACTGACCCAGTGTCAGACCTTTGCGCTGCGCCATTATCTCGATGGCTGACATCTGGGCATCATTAACCCGAAACCTAATTTCTTTATCCATTTCTGGTTCTCCTGTTACTTGTTCCACCACGCTAGACCGCACCGCGATACATTGCAAGTGGAAAATTTGCGTAAAAAGATGTTGACAGGTGATTTTCTATCTGCGCATGATGGGTCATCAAGTTTGTAAGGAGTGTTAAAAATGGAACGTATCGCAGTAAAAAACGTAATGGTTATCGAAGCCGAGTATGGTTGCATTGTTGTGGCGGCTGAAGAAAATGGCGTTAAGCATTACCTCAAAGACATATTCGCAGATAGCGTTGCGGTAATGCCAGAAGAGACAGCAACAGGCATTGCTGAACTTGTTGCTAATCAGGGCAACGTAAACCCAGAAATGTGGATAGTCGGATAGGGGCTTCGGCCCCTCACCCATCCAGGATTTACCCCGGGATTTTATACATAAATGGAGGCAGAGCAATGCAACACAATATCAAAGACATCATCGGAGACATCATCGGCGGCATTTGCCTATTCGGCATCGGCATTGGCGCGCTTATCTTCTTGCCGCTGATATTTGGGTGAAGCCATGTCAATGCGAGTGAAATTCTTGGACACGATTATCCAGCTTGCAGAAGCAGAACTGGATCAGATCGAAGAGACATGGGCAGATGAGGAAATGCCACTGTCAGTCAAAAATCGCAGGCGCGAGGTTGAGGCGCGGCTGACGAAATATCAAACGCAACTTGAGTATTGGAGAAAGGCAGGCAAATGACAGACAACTACACAGCCTTTGCGCGTAGGCTGGCCCGTAAACTAGACGTTATGAGACTAGACGCGCGGGCGATGAGGAATGAGCAATTAGCAGGCGACTTGCACGAATGCCTGATATTGTTAGCCAAGATGGAGAAAGAGCATGATAGCAACATATTTGACATTACTGATCGTAGCCAGTGACAGCAGTGATACGACTTATGCCAGCATCCCGTATGAAACGCGTGAACAATGCGAGTTTGCGATGGTGCTGAACGCCGATGTGTGGGTCGAGAATGGCATGATGAGCCAATGCTATGTCACGCACCTTGTAACATCATCATCGCCGCCTGTGCCGCGACCAGAGGGTCTGACAGATGAGTAGGTGGTGGTTCCAAGTCATGCGGCACACAGACGATGCTGGACAGCACTATCTCGCCATCCATGAGGCTTACAGCCTGCACGATGGTCAGGTGGGGTGGACAGCCCAGCCAGTGCCTATCGAAGAGGATACTGTGGATGACCTGTGCCGCACACTGCACGACATCTTGAACGACATTGAGCGTCATGGTGTGCGGGACGTTGAAACATGGGAGTTAATAAATGAGCGACCAGAGGAAGAAAGTTGAGTGCCGCGAATGCGATGGCTTTGGTTATCTTGAGTATGAAACCAAGATCATCGACTATCACAACGGCCATGACATCTGGACAGACCAAGTTGGGTGTCGCACCTGTTGTGGTCAGGGTTGGCTGTATGAAGATGAAGTAGACTGGGAGGAATAACACCAATGATGACATTCTTTCAGACCGAGAGTGTTGGCCGACTGATTGACCGCGCGTTGACCCCAGTTGGCATTGATCTGCTTGAGTATATCGCGGCCCGCCAGCGCAGGCTTCAGCACACCTTTCTGGTCGATGTGATGCGCAAGGTGAATTATCGCAAAGGCCAAGCCCCTGCCGAGTTACTTGCACTTGAAACGGCTGGGCTGGTCGGCACTCATAAGTTTGACCTGATGGGGCCATCGAACAATATGCGTTTCGGCCAAAAGGTGTGCTATCGCCTGACTGAGGCGGGCTGGGATATAGTCGGGAATAAGCCTATCTGGATTGACTGATTTGTGATACAAGATCAGTAACTTAAACGACCGAAAGCCAGCTTGGCATGACCAACCAAGCACAGAAAGAGCAAACGGGCCGTGCAGGCGAGTTCCTTGCGGCCTATATTCTTGAGAGCAATGGCGTGGAATGCCACCGCGTGGATCGCAGGGGTGACGATCTGTGGTGCAAGCTGCCAAACGGCAGGCTTGTCACTGTGCAAGTTAAGGCCGCAGCAAATGCTAAAATCCCCAAAGTAGGTGGGCCAAAAGCAAATCGCAGCGCATATTATCGGTATCACACAGCCACAATATGTGAGGCTGAATGGTATATCTTTGTTGCACTTGATATTGAATTGATCCGACTGATGCCTGCCAGTGAAGTGAACGCGCACAGCGTTAATCTGACACCGCACTCGTTTAACGCCAATGCACAGGCGGCAGACATTGCAGCGTTTATCAATCAGAGCGTGGGTGGCTCAGAGTAATCTGTGCCTGACTGGATGATGCAGGCGATGGTATCGTTAATCACGCCAACCAAAGCCCAAGTATCATCGCCCGCCTTCCACAATTCCATGCGCGCTGGCTGACCATCAGGTGTGGTTGTATTACCCTCTGCGATCAGCGAGATGCTGTTCAAGGCCATGCTGGTGCGGAACTGGTCATAGTCAAAGCATTGCGCCTGTGCGGCTGCTGAACTAGCCCAGAGTGCCAGTGCTGTCAGTATAGGTGTTATCCTCATGCTGGCGTTCCTTTTCGATAAGAGATGCCAGCAAGTGTAACATAGAAAAGATACCCGCCAAAACGATGGGTTCTTCTTCAGCCGTGAATGCCTGCGCTTTGCGCCGTTTGGCGGCACGTTGAGCAACCTCGCAGGCTGCGATTACTTTTTCCAGATCGGTCATGTTATGCCTATATGCTAGATGCCGCTAATCTCAAAGTGAGGCGCATCAATGAATGGCCTGCGACCTTGGCTGCGTCGAAGGTCAATGTAGGACATCATAGCCTCTTCTGCGGAGCCAGAAAAGACAGTCAGATCATCTATATTCCAAGCAGCGCCCCAGCGAATTGACAGCCCAACGTCACGCGCTGCCTTCTTCATGGCATCTGCAATGTCATCATAGACGTTCAGTTCCCATGAGATACTGCTGCCAATGTAGGCCACCAGATCAACTGCATGACCATAGCCATCGGCTTGGCGCAAGTGCTTGCTCTTCATAGTCTGTGATTTGCCCGCCGCAACCAAAAGCTGTTGCTCGTTTTCTGTGCGCAACCCACAAGTCACCCCAAAATCAACCTTGGTCAGTTCAATGGCGCGGCCAACGACTTGCACCAGCTTAGGATGCACGCCCATCAGGTTATTCTTGCTGCGCTGTGAAAGTGCGAATGTCATTGGTTATTACCTCTGCGCTGCGCCAGTATGCCCTCTGCCGCACCACCGCCAAAATAGAAGGCCAAGATGATCAGCATGGCATAGCCAATCTGGAAATCTTCCAGAACTTGCTTGACCTTATCCGCATCGGCGGTTTGATCCATCAAGGTAAAGCCCAGAACCAATGCGAAGCACGACAAATAGATAAATGTGAATGAAAACGCGATGACGCGCTGGGCCAGTTTGAATGGAGCATATGCCTCTAACAAAGCCACCTTAGATTTTGTGGCAGCTTCAATTTCCTCTTCTTTGGAAGTGTGGAAGCTGTCGATCAAATCAATGCCAGATTGAATGACTTTTTCGCTGCCGAAAATCTTTCCAAGCAGTGCAAACATTTATCTATTCCTTAATAGGCTTTCCAGATGCTTGATCGTGGCATTGGCCTCTGCCAGTTGCGCTTTCATGTCAGACATCTCAACAAGCAGTTGTTCTTTATCTGCAATTACCTTGTCCAACTTCGCAGACAAACGATCAACCTGTTCACGCAGCGTGTCAGAGAACTCGCCGCGTTCTTCTTTGTCTTGCATGGCGCGCTCATGCGCGTGCTTTGAGCGTGTGGCCAAAAACTGCCACAGGCCCCCTGCTCCTACTAGAGCGACGATTATAGGGGTCAACATATCCATATCCACGTTCATTTGACTTCTTCGCCCTCTAGCACGAATATCATTCTGGCCCGTTCTAGCATCTGGCGATGAACCAAGTTGCTGAGATAGAGCGTCCACGCTGCCATCATAACGCAACTGAGCGCATGACTAAATATCTCAATCGTATTCATCGACATTTCTTGCGGAGCATGACGCGCAACGCCGCCGAGGTTCATGCTGTAATAGACCGGCCCAACTGGCGCTGGATCGTGCATCAGGTAGAACGTCAAGACCAACATAGATAGAACAAAGTCAGACAGCAGCGCGACAAGAAGGATGCGCTTGCTTAACCAAACAACCGACACTGCAACTGATACAGATGTGATAGCCCATGCAACTAGGATTACATTTGGGACCATTTGATAAAGCATACCACAGTAACTCAGCCCCACTATGGCCGCTGCTAGGTGCTGCGCGGGGCCGTTTGCCGTTCTTATGGCATTATATGTCCCGCGCAGGCCGAGCATACGTTATCCTTCCAATGCAGTCACACGCGCCTCAAGTGCGTCAATCTTCTGCAAAGCCTCTTGCAACGCAGCAGTCAGCAACGGCACAAGTTTCGATTGGTCAATGCTTTGATAAACTGGCAATTCTTCAGAAGCGGCCCAAGTGCTACCCGAAGGGTAAAGATCATCAACATTTGCCGACCAATCTTCCTCTGCCACATCTTTTGCAATGACCTTACCATTGGCATCTCTAACTACACCATAAGCAGTTTGTGTTTCGTTATATGTGCCAGTAATAGCTTCTGGGACAACTTCTGCCGCTTCATGCGCCAAGAAACCATCAACGGTTTTATTTTCTTCGTCATCTATCCAGTTAAAGCGTTTAGGTGAAAGCGCATTAAGTCTTTCTATTGCGCCTGTAATGTCCACGACATTTTCTTTCAGACGATAATCAGACGATGTATTGAAGCTAGTTGCGTATGAGTTTGTTGAAATGGAACCAACCACACTATTAGAGTTGTGGAAGTAAAAGTGATACATCGTGCTTGCGCTGTTTTTGTTGCTTACGATGGTTGCATCTGTGCTTGTAGTGCCGCCATCAATAGCCAATCTCTTAACAGCGCCAGTGGACATATAAGGGTCGCTAGTGCGGCCTATGTATACTTTCCCGCTGCTGTCGATGCGCATAAGTTCTGTGCTTGTTGATGTAGCACCCATAGTAAACACAAACGCATCTTGAGAGGGGTGTTTGCCTGCGTGAAACCAAGACCCCGACCCATTGCGATAAGTAATCATCGGTGAGCCATCAAGATTGCTAACAATATCGCCAGAGCCTGCGGCAATGTCTAATGAACCTTCAGGCGAAGTCGTGCCAATCCCAAGCCGACCATTCGCGTCAAAACGCGCAGCCTCAACACCATCCACAGTAATCGCAACATAACCAGTGCCAGTGTCCACCACCTCAACCGAAGAATTGCCTTCTTCAATCTTATCAGTGGTCACACCCGCAGGCGTGAATGTATCACCCGTCTGATCGAATGTGCCAATCGTAATCCACGCATCATTGTCAGAATTGCGCATTTTCAGCAGTTCATTGGTTTCGTCATACCAGAACTGATAGGCATAAGTTGTGCTTGGTTCAGCCGTGCCAGCCGAATTGCTTGCCAATGCCTGCAATGCACTGTTGATGTCAGCGCGGGTTGCGGGAAAACCCTGATTTGCGATGTTAAAATCGTTCTGGCTCATTTAGACTAACTCCTTGCCATAGCCTTTTGCCACATAGTCAATCGTGGCTGGATTTGTGCTAACAGATGCGCCTGTGTAAGTGGTTATCGTAAAGCCAGTGCGGCTCTTACTAGAAATAACATACCTATCCCCGTCTGCCAATGTTGCAGCGATGCCAATCGCGGGTGTTGCCTTAAACGCAGCAGGGAAGGTCACACTGGTCGATCCAGTATAAGTGATGTCATCCGCAGCTTCAACGCGGTCTGGCATATCAACCTCAACGCTCAATTCACGCACAACAGGTGCGTTGCTTGGTGATCCGCTTTCCAAGATTGCCCTAAAGCGTAATGCCCGTGCATTTACGTCACCCACGATGAAATCACGATATGCTGACCAAGTTGGTGAACCCGCTGGATCGTCATTGGTTGTTGATACCTGTGTTCTAACCGATGTGGTGTCAAACGATGTCGGGTCACCATCAAACAAACCAGCGCGCTCATCAAACAGGCCAGACGCGCCATCAAAGTTGTTCACATAGTCAAAGAAATCCACATTTAACTCCGTGCGAACACGGCTGACATAACGCTCACCTAGATCAATGTATCCATCAAAATCATATGTGCCGCTTGCCGCGATATTGCCGCCACCACCATCGAATAATCCCTCAGCATCATCGAAGTCACCTGTCAGGCTATCGAATAGAATTGATGTGTCCAATGTGATATAATTGCCAGTTCCATCAGATGACAAAACCACATCTGATTTTGCACCAGTAAAGTCTGGATGCTCATCTTGCGTGACGATGGCGTTCAGATAGTCAATATCAGCCACATTCGTGTCAATCACGATGGTCGTGGCGTTAACGCTTGGATTGCCTAGCTTATCCACCGCCTTGATGAAGTATGTGCCAGTCTGTGAAGGCACAGTGGCAGTATTCGCAGGGCGAGAGATACGCTTTACCAGATCAACTGCTTTCTGATACTCAGCGCCACTGGTGAGCGGCGAATAGCGCAGCTTGTAATGCGACAAGTCCAGATCGCCAACAGGGGTCCAGCTTAGGTGCAGCGTGTTGCCAACCACGTTTGCGCTGAAGTTTGTCACATCTTCTGGCGGGCTTTCGAACAAGCTAATGTATTGACCAAAGATAGTGTTGTAATCACCGCGCGCACCGAACACGTTGATTGACCTTGCCCGCACATCAAACAATCCATCCGAAACACCAATGGCCTCAAAGCGCCCATCAGATGCCTGACCAGCAGTTTTCCAGATCAAGCTAGTGCTTTCTTTATATTCAACCTCAAACCGCTCTGCAAATGGGCTTGAAGATGATACGTCAATAAGCAAAGCGCCAACAACCTGTTGGTTAGCCACGCGCAACTCACCATCAAATGACACAGACACAGGCGGCGTGACAAATAGAGATGGCAGACTTGTGTTGTTCTGGATTAGCTCTTTCTCTTCAGCGTTCCAGTCAAATGCTGCCTCACTTATCTCGCGCAAGTTCAGGTTTACAGTAAGGCCATTTTCTTCTGTAGCGTTAAAACTCCAGCCAACAACCTCAAACTCTTTCTGGCTCCAGCCATAACGCTCATTGGTCAGAGTGATGATTTCACCAACCTCAACGTCAAACGCATTTAGGCCAAAGTCAGCACTGAATGCCAACTGTTCTCGCCCACGATATAGGGTCAGCTTTGCAAGGCGCTGCGCCGCTGCGCTGTCTGTCGTGAAAGGCAACTGAAGATCAAGTGGCTGTTGATCACCACCATCTTGAGTGATAAAGGTCTGACCCACCACTGGCGGGTAATCTGTCGTAATCCAGCGATCAGCCTTACTGTTGAACGTGCCTTGCACAACATTAAACTGATCGCGCAGATTTACTTTGGTCGCAAGGCTTATTGGCCCACGCAGATCATCAAGCGTCAGGTTCTTTGTTGGTGCAACATAGTCGCCAACCACCAGCTTCCACTTGCCAGCGCCCCAGAATAATGTGCCAGCACAGGCTGTCATCATCTCATCCAGCACTTCGCCGTGGCTGATGTCGGTTCTGGTTATGCCATCAATGTCATATCTATTTTGCGGTGGAAGCCCGACAAATGCGCGATCAACATTCTCATCACAGATATTTGCAGCCGCAGAAAATGCCGTATCATCAACCTGATCGTCATTAAGGCCATAAGCACTGGTTAAGTAATCACGCACACAAAGCGCAGCATTGTTGCTGTATGCAGTTGTATCTGTGCGCGGATCATAGACATTCTTGCCCTTCACTACTGCGGTGATGAGCGGGATACCATTGGCAAAGGTATCGCGATCATATTCATATCTGACATAAAGATACGCTATGCCGCGACCGCGAAAGTTAGCATCAATCTGATTGCTTTCAGAAAGCAAGTCTGGATCGGCTGTCTGTGTATCTGTGCCGATATATTTTTTGATCCTAACCTTGTGACGATATGGGCCAGACTGGACGTTGCCGCCCAAGTTCCCCACCACAGGTCTTGCGTTGACTGTCGCAGTTGGTGTGGGGGTGCGCTTCGCATATAGTATTAGTTGACCAAGTATAGTGGTAATTTCATCCTTATTTGCGCCAATGTTCTTATTAAGGTTAAACTGTAGCAAGTCAGTAAGCGCAACATCATCGCTCACATTGTAGATAGCGTCACTTTCTCTGACCCGAAATTTGAATATCTTGTCACCAAAGCCAAAGCCAGTGATGTTAAAATCACTTTCTGGTGGGCCTTGGAACTCATACTCAATAATATCCTCATCACCCTCAAGCGGGGCAATCTGGTCATTGATGTAAATGTCACCTATTTCTTCAACAGCATGACCAGCTAGTGCAATAATCTGATGCAGGTATTTATTGTCGGGGCCAGTGGTTTCGTAATAGGTAATTGTGCCGCCCTTGCGCACTTGACCATAGACAATATCATGCGGTGCGATGGCATCCTTGCTGTTGACCAATATGCCTTCTGAACCCAAGGCACTGCTTGGCATTTTAGGCTTAGGCGCAAGCGCGCGCATTGCATATGATGCAACAAGGGTAACGCCCACATAGACCGCAGCATAAACAGCGTAATAGCCAATAGTGCCAGAGGCAAATAAAGCACCAGCAACATAACCAGCAGCAGCACCCGCCCTTGGCGCGCGCTCCCATTGTCTCACATGGCGAAGAACATTGTATGGCTGGTCTTTCATTTAGGAACCCATGCTTTTGTCACATCATCTAGCGAGAAATATATCACACCACGCTGAGAAAGAAACGCTGCCTTTGTGCCGATGCAGATGCCAAGGGCATATCCAATATACCATCTCTCCTCACGCTTAGTCGCGCATAAAGCACCTTTAGGCGGGACATGGCTGATCGGCTTTAGCTTTTCCTCAACCGCCTCATCAAAATCAATCGCGCCAAACTCAACGCGCAATCTGGATGGCAGCATTGGCTCACCATCTTTCATGTATCTGCCAAGCCAATCATCGGCATAGCCATAGCCGTGATACGCCTTAAACGCAGCATTGCTGAATATCAGGCAGTCATGCTCACCCCAGCGGAAAGGCTTATCCTTTACCTCACGCAGATACTCTATCAGCGACTTTTGCGACCCCATACGATCTCCGCGTCTTGAATGGCGCTGACATAATCGAAGAACGTATCTCCAGCATACCGCGACTTCTGGCTTTCACTTGTATAACGGCGATTTGTTGAACGCTCTAATTCAACCAGCTTACTGTCAACAAGAACAGATATTCTGCTATCTTCACCGCTATCTTCAATCTGCATTGTGTTCAACTGACCAGTGAACACTTCAACAAACTCACTCACATTTATCACGCCAAACAAAACACGGCACTTGCGGCGCTGGTAAGGTTCTTGCAGAGCGAGTGAAACCAATGCCGCTGGTGCGCCAGACAAGCTGATCGTAATTGACTTTGCCGAAAGATCGGCGACCTCACCAATACCTTCGATGTTTATCAGATTGCCGCCGCCAGTGTATGTATTGCCATCAATCGTGCGCTCACCATATCCAGTCCAAAGACGCAATGGCCCACCATCAAACAATATCTCAACCGCATAGAATGGCTCAACCTCTGGCTGGCCTAATGCTGTGAGCAATGCTGCTGGAACTGTGCGAGACATCAGATAGCCTCCATCGCGCCAAATGTGATGCCATAGATGCTGGCCTCATTTATCGACCATGCTTGTTCATTGGTGCTTAGTCTGAAGTTGCCCTTGGCATTGGACAGCGTGGCTGATGATGCTGTGTGATCTGTGCGGATCGCAGGCCAGATTTCTAGATCAGCCGCCGAGCCTGTGCCTGTGTAATCGACAAGCACCTTGTGCAATGTGGCTGTGCCTGCGCTGCCAAGCTGAATGTAATCACCGGCAAGCAGGGTTTCACTGCTTGGCACAGTGGCGCTCACTGTGTTGTCA